GTTCAGAGCATATTCACGATCCGACATGCCCATCATTTGTGCCATTTCTCGTTCATCGGCAGTCAACCGAACCACATTTGTGGACGATCCCGTGCCGTTGCTGCTGCGAGAAACAGGAGCAGAAGGCGGAGCCGTACGACGCTGAACCACTTTTGCAGTATCGGCAAACGGATCTGCCTCAACCTGCGGGCGGTACTGCTGTTGGCGCTCGTTAAAGCCCAAACGGCTTTCGATGAAGTTAAAATATTCCCGTGTATCGGGGATAATTCCATCATCAAGCGCGTCCGCATGTGCGCGGAACATCTTGTCGACCGCTTTCTGGTTGCCCAGACGGTCACGGTTCGCCCGGAGCCACTGCGCCGAAGGTTCAGTAACCTGTGCGGCCAGGGCTTCGATGTGATCGCTGTACTGCGGCTGTGGTGCAGCCTGGCGTGGCCGCTCTTGCATGGCTTTCTGGCCTGCTTCAAGCTGCGACAGTTTAACGTGGTTCGCCGAAAGCGCGTCCTGGATATTGGCGGCTGCATCATAGTCGCCAATTGCCATAGATTCGCGGTATGAGTTCTTCAAGATCTCATTATTCCGCCGAACGGTGTCCACCGCGTTCTTGATCAAATGAAGCTGGGTGTCTTCAGTTTCATTTTTGGCGTAAAATTCACGCTGTGCAGCCTCTTGAGCGCGTTTCTCCGCCATAATTCGGGCTTGACGCTCGGCTTCAAGTTTCGATTGCAGCTCTTTGATGCCGTCTTCTGGCATCAATACGTTAGATCCGCCCTGGTCGGCATTATCAACGTGGACGATTTCAATATCTGCTCCTGGCATTTCAGCAGCAGTGGGTTCCAGCTCAATCTGGATTTCTTTGGATCGCTTTGCCATGATTTATATCCTTACCAAATCATATCAGGGGTCGGCGCACGGCCACGGATGACAGTATCATCGAGCAACCGGCACAGAACACCATTCACTTCGAGTCCCCAACCGTCTGAAGGGCGGAAGAAAACCCAGTCACCAACAGCAACATCAACGCCGTTGAACCAATTCTGCGACTCGTCAACGAAAGCCGACGGGCCTTTCTTCAGAACAAGGCCCATTTTGCCTTGCCATTTGTCCTCGTCACGGGTCTGATTTGCCAAAAGAATGCCGCCAGATGTCTTTTCTGGGCGGATATAGATGGCGACAAGGATTTGATTGTTGAAGATCTCGATAGGCGACACGTCGCCGACGTTCTCCAAGATAGCGTCTCGCGGATCAACCGCGTGTTTCATAATGATAGCCATTGTAGTTCCCCTCTTTTAACGTAAAGCCTTGTCAGCCAATTCCTTTGCTTCGTCGCACAGTTCAAGTGCGGTTCTCAGCGCAACAATTTGACCAACAAAAAACCGGTATTGAGCAAAATCGGTGACGTTTGACCCGGTGCATAAGCGTTCAGTCAAGCGTTCGATATTGTCGTGCAGTAGTTCCTTCAGTTTGCGTTCGTAATAATCGTTATACGACTGCATTTTCCCTCTCACTTCCCTCTCATTTGGTAGTAGGTGGCCGACAGGGAGAGGGGGGACTGTCGGCCACCTTTTGTCAGGACAGGAGGAGCCTAACAAACTTAGTGATGCTTCTGGATCTGGGCCTTTTCCAAGCGACCCAAGCCGCTGCCAGAACCTGCATCCATATCTTGCTCTTTACGGTATGTGCGCCCGCCAGCCTTACGGCCCATCGGAGGCATTGGAGGCATACCGCCAGGAGGAGGCATTGGAGGGCCACCAGGAGGCGGACCCATCGGAGGCATACCCATCGGAGGCATAGGCGGCTTGGGAGGCATCCCGCCCATCGGGGGAGCGCCGCCAGCCTGGCCTGGATGGATCATGATGTTGACATTGGTCTTGCCTTTGCCGGTAGCACCGCCGTGCTTGCGAGCCATACGGCCACCGTCGCACTTCAAAGCCTTACCTTTGACCATCTTTTTGATCAGCTTCTTATCCGCTGCTTCGTCGGCATGAGAAATATGCCCGCCGTTCTTTTTCTTCATCGCGGGAACATTTTGCAGCAAAGCCTGCGGCACGCCAGCGCGATTGGAATCGGCGATGTTCTTCATAGCCAAGGCGCGGACATCAACCATTGGCCCAATATCAGCGCCGCCGCCCATATCTTTATGGATGCGACCGCCCTTTTTCATGCCGCCGACGTGCTTTTTGCCGTCACGGTATTCATTGGCCTTTTTCAGATCACGATTGATCAGACGATCAACAGGAGGCATCGCGCTGCCACCGGCCTTGCGAGGCTTGCGACCGGCATGATGGTGCGCGTGTTCGCCATGCACCTTGCCGATAACCTTGCCACCCTTCTTAAACTGGCGTGGGCTTACGGGACGCATTCCCTTTTGCACACCGGCGTTTAGAGCGTCAGGTGGCGTGTAGCCAGACGCATCGACCGGGGTCATAGGGTCGGCCCCTACAAGCCTTTTGATCTTACTTGCAGCGGCCTTTCGGGCCGACTTAGCAGCTTCAGACATCGAAGTACTCCATAATTACGGGCGTCCCCGCGTTTGTTGCCTTGCTCATTCCACGGCTTCGGGCAACGTCGAGCCGGATCACGGTAATTTCCTCAAGGCTTGCTCTACTATGTCGTTGTCACCAGCGCCCGCCCCTGCTAAAGTCGGGTTGGAGGTATTTCCAATGGCAGGCAAAGTTTCATTCTTCGACGTCGAAGGCATCCCGGTTACAATCGGGCCGTTCCCAGGCGCACCGGTGTATTGTTCCGCATGGGATAAGCCCGCGCCCAGGCCGTTCCCGCCCGACTCAGCCCGGCGCAATGGAGCGCCCATTTCTGAAGGCAAATTCAAAGCCTTGGTTCTGTCGGCACGTTCCAAAACACGCGCATAAGCCTCATCATAAGTTTGCTTCATTTGAGCGTTGAGGCTATCAATTTTGGCCTCTTCCATTGGCGTGGCATGGCGGTTCTTTGCCATGATGTCGCCTTCAATTGTACGGCGTTCTTCATACAACTTATGGGCAACGTCTTTGGCTTCCAGTATCTCAGGGTAATTAACCTGGATTTCGCCAGAGATGCCGCTGGGCAGTTTTACGTTCATTTTGGCATCGCGGTAGCCATCTGCGGGCGTGATGCTTGGATCAAGAAGGTTGCGATAACCGTTTGATTCAACCTGATGGTTTTGATGAAGCGCCTGAATTACACGCTTGGCTTCGTCAGGGGTATCGACAACAATTGTACCACGCACCAGGTCTTTCATCCTTGTAGGATCGCCCGCATAATCAGCGCCGGTCTTTTCAACAGAACGCGGAATACCTTTCAACGGCGCTTGTTTGTAATCAGAGCCATATTTAGCCGCGATTTCTTTGTTAACGTCGTGGAAAGCAGGCATATCCCGGTCGGCTTTGTTAAACATTTCATCCATTTTCCACATGCTGTCATGCGACAATGGTTGAGGAACGGGTTTGCCTTCATCCGCCAATTTCTTCATCAAACGAGCTTCGCCCATGCGAACAGCAGCCGCACCGGACGGGCCACCTATTGGCATCACGGCCATCGCAGCGCCTTTGTAATCGCCTTCGTGCAGGGCTTCCTGAGCGCCCAAAGCCTGGCCAACGCCTGGCACAAGATCCACAAGGCCAGGATTGGTCGTACCAGCACCAAGAGAGCCAAAAATGTTTGAAACGCCCTGCTTTAACGATTCGCTTGGCGAACCATTGGACAAATCTAACATGCCACTGGCAAGTTTATCGCGCCATGTCTGTTCATATGGCTTAACAGTCTGCCCGGCATACGGGTTGCTCTGGTCGGTGTCCGTCATCGGATCTGTCTCGCCACCGTCGGCAAAGCCACCGCGTGCATAGTGACCGGTCGGAGGAGCGCGGAAACCGCCGCTTGCCTGCGGACCATACGCACTGTTCGACGCAGGCATCTTGCCGCCACCGGAACCGCCTTGTGGCCCATAGGCACTATTTGACGCAGGCATCTTGCCACCGCCAGATCCGCCCTGCGGACCGTAGGCACTGCCGGACGCAGGCATCTTGCCACCGCCCGAATTGCCGCCATAGTTTTGATTGCCGCCATAATTGCGATAGCCGCCGCCGTACAAGTTGGGTGGCGCTGCGACGTTTTGATAGGACTGTGGCTGGAACCCTTGCGAAAACCCTTGCGGCAGGTTGTTCGGGTTGTAGGCAAGCGAATTGCCCTTCAGTTCATTGGCCGTCATGCCACGCTGGAGATAGGCGGCATCATCTTGCTTTTTTTGGTCGGCCAACGCTTTGGTAATGTCTTCTTGCGTGGCGTAGTTGGGGCTATCATAACTGCTACCACCGTCGTCAAAATGTTTACGCTTAATCATTGCTGTGGCCCCTGCGTACCCTGACCTTGACCTAGATTTGGTTCGTTTTCTTCCAGGCGGTTCAACAAACCAGGCTGGATGATGCTGTTGACAATCGGGATGCCCGCCGGGTTCTTGGCCAGATCCTCAGCCAACCGAATCGCAGCCAACCGTTCCCGGCTTTCCCGATCCCGCTTGCGGTTCTCAGCGTCAAGCATAGCATCCATGCCTTTTTGCTGTATCTCTTGCTGCTTCAGTTGCAGGTTCATGGCTTCCATTGGGTTCGCAGGCTTGGCTTGAGCGCCTGGCCCGCCCTGCTGGATCTCCTGCACTTTGGCCTGTGCAGCCATTTTCCGCGTGTCGGCATCCTGCTGCATGATCTTGATCCGAGCCATCTCGGCCATAGCTTCAGGCGGCAGAGGAGGCGGACCGGCAGGAGGAGGCGCAAAGAATTGCTGGGGATTGGACCAGCCGATCACCTGCATTGCCGCAACGTCGATTGCTTTTGCGTCATACAGACCAGGGTTCGCCTGCTGCAATTGCTTCAGCGCCATCATTTTCATCACCCGCTGGCCATGCGATGCCGTGTTCGGATCGGCCTGCGGTGTCAGTTCGCAGTCTTCAAGCGCCTGCAAGAAGGTTTGTTCGTCCCACGGACGGGCAGGCTTTTTGTTGCGCTGCCAAAAACTGTGCGGGTTTTCTTTGAACAACCGCACCAGCAACTGAAATTCTTCTGCCTGGGCCGAGTGCATCCGCTTGTGAACAGCGTTCATGACCTTTTCGGCCTGCTCGATCATGGCCAGCGTGGTCCCGACCGGCGCATCGGCGCGGCCTTCGCCAACCTGCTGTTCAGCCGTGCCGCCGATCCGCATACCCGTTTGGGCCATGTTATCGACCAACTGCATCAGCGCCGGTGAAGGCGGCTTGTACGGCAGTTCTTGGATCACGTCTTTCAGCGGCATCCCGCCGGTCTTGATCAACTGGCCACCGCCAGGAGGGATACGGAAGATGTTCGAGTTCTGGCGAGCGCCCATGTCGGCCATGAGAAAGCCGGGGAAGTTAGAATACATCCCGGCGTCTAGCAGTTCCCGCCACGCAGCAGTGATCGCGTTCGTCGTATTGCCGAGAATATGAAGCAGACCAATATCATAAAAACCCATTCCCGGAACAAACGTGTATTTGACGAAGTTCTTCCGGGCTTCCGGCAGTTCCTGATCGTCTTCGTCATAATTGCGAACAATCGACAGGATCTCCTTCGTGCTGACGTCGATGGTCACACGATATGGAATTTCCAAGCCGCTTACCTTGCTCTTGTATTTATGCTCAAAACCTTTGATGTCCAATTCGCAATAGATCTCGTAGATCTCGCGGTCCCGATCCTGCGACCGCTGCGACTCATCCGAGATGCCCTGCTGCGCGTTCTTCGCCCGCTGCACAGCGTCCAGGTCGCGTTCTTTGGCTTCGCTCAGATCGACGTCCCGGTAGACGCCCAGGATCTGCAACCGCTTGACGGTCGAAGGCTTCATCAGCACCCGGTGCGTGATCCGCTTGGCATTCGCCAGGTCGGTTGCGCTGTTGTTGACGATCAGATCGTCGGCATCGACCGACTCGATCACAGGCCGGTTACGGAGCGGGCAGAAATAACCCTTTTTGAACGCCGTGCCGCCGAAGCCCAGCATCAGCAACATGCGGTCGGTGTCTGGGTAGTATTCCGTGGCAACCGCCGTCAGAAAATGGTTCAGATCCGTTTCAAGCGAATCGGCCAGTTCGTTTTCTTGCGGGTTTTGGTTGTTGTCGTCGTCGCGGATCTTAACCGGCCCATCGGTCGGCAGCAGTTCGGATCGAGCGTTCGCCTGAAACCGCAACACGGCTTCCAGCAGCAGCGGATGCCGAACCTTGCTCATCCCGTCAATTGGCGCACCGTCGGCAGCGCCGGTCAGGCCAGGCATCTCGATCTTGAGGCCCAGCAGCTTGATGCCCTGCGCCCGATCCTCGACCCATTCCTTGCGGCTTTCCAAATCGTCTTCGACACCCCGGACCAGATCGGCAGCGATCTTTTGCAATTCCATGCCGTCGATGTCGTCGACCAAATTGTCAAACCAGCCGGTCGGGCGCTTGTCGCGGGTTTGGCCCAGCGGGCTTCCGTCCAGGCTAACCGTGATCGAGCCGTCTTCGTGTTCGATCTTGAGAATTGCGCCGTTCTGGTCAATCTCCGGCACGTCGCCGCCTTCGTCCGCCATCTCGATGACAATATCCATCGGGTCCGGCATATCCGGCTGATCCGGTGCAGGCATACGGACATTTGGCACAAGACCAGGCATCAACGGCATCTCAATCCCTCACAACTGGCGGCAAACCGCCGGATCGTCATTGACCCATATCAGAGGTCGGTCGAATAGAAAAGCCCACCGTTACGCAGGGTAAAGCGGCGGAGGCGATCCGCCCAGGTGGCCCTTCATCGCGTCGATCTCGGCTGTCCGCTCCGGCCCACGCGTCAACATTCCCAACTCGCGCAGGTGACGGAGCGCCTGCGAGCAGGTGTCGACCAAATCGTCGTGCTTAGCCTTCGGGAACGTCGAGACCTGGCGGATCATCATCTCGGCATAGGCTTTGTCGGGCGCGTACACCATGCCTTCGGCAAACAGATGCGACACCGAGTGCAGCCGGGCTACTTTGTCCTGGCGCTTCGGGTTCGATAGCTGCACGCCGAACAGTTCGTGGTTGTACAACCGGCGCAGTTCCTGGTCGACCGAGATACCGGACGCCTTGGCTTCGATCAGCACCTTGTCGACCTTCCACCTTTTGGCCGTTTCGGCGATCTGGATTACCAGTTCGTGGATCGGCAGCTTTTTCTGCCAAGCGTCGATCAGCATTACTTTCGGCGACAGTTCGCCATAGGTTCGCTCAACCTGCATCACGCGACCATCAGCGCCCTGGATCTTAGACGCCTGGGCAGTCGGATCGTGGCTGAAGACGCCCCAGACGGACATCGCGCTAAAATCGTTTTCCTCTTTTTCGGTGTAAGCCGTGTCGACCGACGCCAGAATGTATTCAAACGGCGGATAAGCGTTATCCTCCGATTCCCACAGTTGCCACCAATCCCGCAGAATGATGCCACCACCGCGTGGCGCAGGCTCCTGTTGGTATTGCCCGGCAAAACCAAACTCACCCATCACTTTACGGTCACGCTGGACGACTTCGAGCGGAAACCGTTTCGGAAACAGCAGTTCGTTTGGTTCGGTCCGGGGATCGACAGCGCCGAGCTGAGTTGTGAACGCCCGGATCGGATCGTACAGCATCGGCAGCATGATATGATCGTACCCCAGGTTTTTATCCAGGATGACGCCGGAAATGTCCTCTTCGTGCAGCCGCTGCATGATCACGACGATTGCCGACTTCTTCGGGTTATTGAGGCGGGACGGGATCGCTTCTAGGAAGGTTTGCACTTCAGCCTGGCGCTGCACTTCGGACGCCGCCGAATCGACGCTGTGCGGATCGTCGATGATCACCCGGTCGCCACGGATACCGGTTAAAGACGTGATGGCCGTGGCGATACGGAAACCCTGGGCGCTGTTGACGAAGTTCAGTTTTTCGTTTTGATCGCGTGCGAGCTGCACCCGGTCGCCCCAATGGCTTTGATACCATTCCGACGTGATCAATTGGCGCATTCTGCGACTGTCACGCGCCGAAAGGTTTTCAATCTTATGGGCAGCGCAAACGTAGCGCAGCCAGGGCATTGCACGCGGCCCCCATTCCCAGGCAGGCCAGAACACGTTCAGCAGCAGAGATTTGGACGTGCCGGGCGGAACATTGGCCAACAGCCGATTGTACCACCGGCCATCCGGGAGCCGAAGACCGTCCGTGATCGCTTCCAAATGCTCGCAGATGAAATCGACGTGCCAGTTATGGTCGTATCGCTGCCCAGGCTCAACGACGTGCCAGGCTTTGCGGATGAACGCGGACAACGACCGCTCGCACAATGTGCGCTCGACAGCGTGCGGCAGCAGGACGATCTTATTCATCGTCATCATCCTCGACCGGCGGATTAAGCGCCATATCGAGCAGATCCAGTTCTTCGTCGGACATATGCGACAGATCGATGGATTCGATCTTGACCGGCCCACCGTCTTTCCCAGTCAGTTCAGTTCGGCTTTTCTGCTGGTATCGAGGCGCGATCTTTTCCGCCAGCCATTGCTCATGCGCCACCTGGATCTTGAGCAGATGCGGATTGACGTCCGGTCCGGCTGTCATCACTTTGTCCCGAATCTGCTTGAGCCGCAGATCGGTCAGCGCTTCGCGTGCGCGCGCGCATTGTGCCTCAAATTCCGGTCTTTCAACCATCCAACGATAAACGCTCGAACGGTTTAATTTCAGGATTTCGCAAGCCTCGACCATATCAGAACCGGCAACCATCAGGTCGCAGATTTGATCGGCGATCTCTTGCGTGAATTTAGATTTTGGTCCGGGCTTTGCCATTTCAATCACCATTTATATCAAAGTTATCAGTGTTTATACCATGTTACCCAGAGTTAGCGCAACCGGCAGCAGCAGCCAGGCTTTGATCGTATTAGACTTTAGTCTAATAAAATAAATTAAAAAAAATCGAAAAAACTTCATTTTTGTTGTTGACATATACGAAGAAACTTCGTAATGTGTATTTGTAAGCAGAAAACAGGAGAGCGACATGACCTACTCACTCAACAACGAAAACGGTTTCATCACCATCGCCGACCAGAACGGCGTGATCGTCGACCAGGGCTTCTACGACTACGAAGGCTCGAACGACTTCTGGATGAAGAGCGGGATCTACGAGCAGATGGCAGACATCCTGTCATACTGGAACCAGTGAGGAGCGGGACAATGAAGATTTTCAAATCATCTGATTTTGTCGGACGGCCAGTGATCGAAAAGAACGATTGCGCGATCAAGGCATTCTCGATCATCAGCGGCAAGACCTGGCCCGAGATCAACGCGATGTTCGTTGCACTGGGTCGGAAGCCAAACCGGGGCGTCTCAACTTACATGTGCGACCAGGTGGCTGCACAGCTTGGACTTGAGAAGAAGTACCAGTGCAAGGGCAAGAACCTTTACAACGGCGTCAAGACCCTGAAGCAGTTCAAGGACGAGTACAAGCAGGCGACCGCAGTTCTGCTGAAGCGGGGACACGCTTTCGCCTATGAAGCCGGTCAGCCCTGCGATTACCGGCCCATCGGCAACAGCACCAAGGTGATCGTTGCCTACTTCAAAAAGGCATCGGAAAAGATCGTCTACCAGACCAATTCAAAAGGGCAGTACCAACTGCCCCTCTAACCCCACCAAACAGGAGAGCCGAAATGAACAACGACATCGTGGAATACATCAAGACGGTCGCCGCTCAAAACTACGAAAAGGGTTATGGCTGGCAGGTCATCATCGAATGTATGTCCAACCAAGACATCGAAGAACAATTTATCCGGGAAGGATGGAGCATTCAGAAAACGATGAGCGAAGTGAACAGCTTCGCGGATCTGATGCAGGAAGCATATTCAAACGCGCAATATTGAGGAGAGCCAAAATGAAGAAGACCCCGACACAGGAACAGATCGAAGCCCTGGCATCATATGCAGCCAAGAACGGAAACACCTGGAAATCGAAGTTGATGGAGAGCTGGGCAAAAGGATCGAACACCGACCCGCTGCTGCAACAGGTTCGGAATCAGCTCGGCCCTTCGTGGCTTGCGTCATTCACGATCAAAAAATAATTTGAAAAAACTTCACTTTTGTTGTTGACGTATGAAATTACTTCTTTTATTATATTTATATCAGCAACGGGCAAAGCCCACACCGCAGGAGACTGACAATGACCAAGAACAAGCCATCCCCCGCCCTGCTCGCCGCCATTCAGGCGGTTCAGCCATCCGAACGCTGCGCCGCAATTTTGGTCGCGGACAAGACCTTTGATACCGCGCTCTCGAAACTGACAGCTTGGGGCGACTTCAGCCATTCAGATCATGTCGAGATGGCGATGCAAGCCGCCATCGCTGAAGTTACCTTCCGCTTCGCTTAACACCAATGGGGGTTTCGGCCCCCAGCCACCAAACCCACACATAGGAGCGACCCAATGACAATAAACGACGAGTTGACAAAACTTTTTTTGAAAATCGTATCAAAAAACTGGGCTGGTGTGACTAACCCTTATGATGGTTTTGATGATGCAGAACTTAATCAAATGCAAACCCTGTGCGCTTGCGGCCTGATCAGATTCACAGGTGACGAGACCTGCACCTGGGTCGCTTTCACCGAAAAGGGCCACGACTTCGGTGCATCGCACAACGTATCCACCCGGACCACCCGGACTGCACGAATCACTAGATAATATCAAATATGAACTTAAACCCCACACATAGGAGCGACCCAATGACACAGTACAGCGCAGACAAGATCGGACGGATCAAGCAATCATTGAAAGAGACCCAGGACGTTTTGAAAAAGTTGTATCGGCACAACCCAGAGTTTCAGGACAACGAGTTGATCGAGATTTTGCAAAAGCACACTGTGACGCTCGAAACCATGTTGGCCGATTGCGACCCGGTGCAAATCGCACGCCCCGGAGACTATGCAGCGGTCTACGCTGAAGAAAACGGAATCGACTATTCAACATCCCTTGCCCTTTGCAACATGGACTAAGGAGAATTAAAATGGCAACCAATCTCACACAGGAAGCACTGGACGGGTTCAACGCTTACGGCTTAGGCGGCACTTGCCCGTTTATCTTTTCGTCCGACTGCTGGGTCGCCTGGCAGGCAGGCTTCGAGATGGCGCGGTTCAAGTTACCACCGCCCAGTATCGTCACGAAGAGCCGGGCTTATTCTGTCAAATCGAAAACACTGGCAGGCATGATCACCATCAAATTTTTGGGCGACGCCCTGGACAAAACGGAGATTAAAATAAATTGAAAAAACTTCACTTTTGTTGTTGACAGATCCGCAGTTACTTCATAATGTGTATTTGTAAGGTTCATCAAACAGGAGCAAGACCAATGACCAAGAAAATCACCCTCGCCACTTTCAAGAGTTTCATCAAGCGGAACCAGGGCAAACTGTTCATCAAGAAGCGGTCATCATTCGATGGCATGACAGATTGCGTTGAGCCGATCCAAGGCGCACGGTTCAATCCCATTACCCCCACTGATTCGCAGCCAAGCAGCACACTGGGCATTCGGGGAGTTTGGTTAGTCGGCAGCAGCGGAAACCTTTTCGAGGCGTACGAAGATGACCGGTTCATCGGCATTGACGTTTACAACTGCTGCGGCACTTTCATCATCGCAATTGAAAAGACAGCGGCCCAGGAGGCCGCTTGAGGGGGCGAGATGTCCAAATATGCAATCCAATACAGCATTGAAGAAATCATCATCCTGGACAGCGCATTGAAGGCGGAAATGGCAAAGACCCAAGACACCGCCAAGCAGGCCCAGAAAAAAGGCAAATACTTCGCCCAGGATTATTACCTGGGCAAAGCCCAAAAAATCCAAAGCATGATCACCAAAGCAGAAATGGCGGAGATGTTATGATCGGAAACATTATCGAAGACATCCTGGAGATGTTCGCAATTGCAATCTTTTTAACCGCATTCATGATGCTTCTAATGGCCCTTTGAGGAGAGAAAAAATGTCAAACTTGTCACCTATCGGAAATTCATTCGTGATCGCAAAACTTGCCTACGACATGGCAAAAGAAGCCTATGATCTGGCGCGGCAGGAAGTTTTAGAAACCGGCGTCGCAGAGATCGAATGCGACAACGGCGTCCTGGTCAAGGTTAGCCTTCAGGAACGGAAAAACTTCGACAACAAAAAGGCAAAGAGCTTTTTGACGCCGGAACAGATCGCCGAATGTGAAATGGCCCCGACCGTTTCATCTGTTGTTACCGTCAAAATCACAGCCCAATAAGGAGAGAACCCATGAACACCGAAAACATTTTGAGCGCAAAGTATCAAGCCCGGCAGTTAGCCGACCACGCCATGATCGCCCACTACACCGAAGGCGATTACACAAAAAGTTATCACATTGCCCGGATGCACGAAGAATTTTCTAAACTTGCCGATCAAATGGGTTATGATGTCATTCTGAGAAGCGCAGAAACAGAAAACGAGGCCGCATAATGACACCGGAAGATCTTCAACAATTCATGGATAACAAAAACCTGACGCAATCGGACATTGCCTGGATAACCGGTAAAAACGTCCGCACCGTTCAGTTTTGGTTGACCGGCAAACATCCGGTCCCGCAGTTGGTGG